TGTAAAGAAACAATAAATAAAATAAAAGAATTTGTTGATTATGTGAATGAAGAATATGGAATACCTAAGAGATGGAGAGCAGAATTTGAAAGTGAGTATTATACAACATATGGAGATGGTAAAATTCATATTTGTAGAGATTATAGAGATAAAGATGATGAACAAAGATATAACTTAGGAAATTACTTCAAAAGTGAAGAAGAAGCAGAAAAAGTAAAAATCAAACTAGACAAGTTTTGGGAAAAAGTAAGAGCAGGAGAGATTGGAAATGAATAAATTAATATTAAGTCTTATAAATCAGTTTATAGTAGAACACCAAGACGAAATAGTTGAAGTAATAACGAATCCTAATGGAGATTTATCTAAACAATGGATAGAGCAAGGTAATTCTGTTAAAGAGTATTTAGGACTAATGGAGAGTGAAAATGAGAGAGATTAAATTTAGAGCTTGGGTAAAAGAAAAAAAAGCAATATTTGAAGTTATTTTAATTGATTATGTAACTAAAAAGGTAACTTATTTACTTGAAAGAGTTGGACATTTATTAAGTATAAGAGACGCTAAATTTAATGATGTTGAACTTATGCAATACACAGGGTTAAAAGATAAAAATAATAAAGAAATTTATGAGGGAGATATTCTTTTTGAAAGTTTTGGAGAAAGATATTACAAAGTTGTATTTGAAAATGGAGGCTTTAGAGCAGAGTTTAAGGTAGATTTTGATGAGCATTCTTTTGATTTAATTGATGTTGTTGCACAAGGTTGTGAAATAGTTGGAAATATTTATGAAAACCCAGAGCTGATGGAGGAAGTGAGATAATGAATGATTTAGCAAATAAAGAGCTTAGAAAGTTATATCATCAAGTTTTAAAAGGTTTGTATAGAGCCAAGACTATTAGAGAAAATATAGATAATAATGACATATATAGCGAATTTCTTTTATATGATGAGGATGGAAATTTGATTGAAGAAACTAATGTCACATCTTTTGAAAGTAGAGAAATAATAAAATTGCTGATTAATTCGTATGAAAATCAACTGTTAAAAGTTGGTGGAAAGATTAGAAAACCAAATAAGGAAGTGAAATAATGGAAAATAAAAACGATATATCAACAATAAAAAAAGAAGATCCTAGAATTCTCTATAATATTGAAGTTATATACTTGTCTAATGATATAGAAGAAACTATCAATGTACATTATAATTCACATTTTTTGTTAGATGAGGATCAACAAAATAAAGTCTTAGAAGATTTTTTAAGTATGGTAAAAGAGTATAGAGGATTTAAAGGAATTATAACTTCACACATTTGGCAAGATGGAAAAAGTAAAGAAAGAATTAATTTAAATAAGTTGAAGAATTATAAATCTTTGGCTTATGGAGCTTCTAATATTGCCCAGCTAGGAAAAGTTAAAGAGGAGTACAAAGAGTTATTAGCTGAAGTTAGAGAAACTAGTACTTTTACAACAATTAAAAATATGGATAATTTTAAAGCTGAAGCTTTGGATCTCATAACTGCTACAATAAATCTTTTGTTAATAACTGGATTGACTGAGCAAGATTTTGATAAGCATATTGCAAAATTAGAAAGCTATAAGAATGGGAAGTATAAGAGATAGGGAAGGAGTAGAATTAGGTATGATAGATGAATCAAAATTATTTGAAAAAATTGAAACTAAACAATTTGAAATAGACTATGATAATAGCGTTACTAAAAGTATACAAGAATACTCTAAAGCAAAAGGAAAGATAGAAGCTTTGGAGTGGGTAAAAAGATTAATAGCTGAAAAATGCGATGATGAGTTTATGGTAGATAACACAATTAAGCTTGGAAAGGAATGGGATTAAATATGCTGCACAGATATCAGATAGACTTGAGAGTTAAAGAAGAAAATACAGAAAAAACAATTAAAAAATCTATTTTTAGAAAAAAGGAATTAACAGATGCTGAACTAGAAGAAGCACAGTTAGAGTTTATAAGAAGTACAAAAGCAATATACAAAGAAAAAGGGATAGATTTAGAAGTTTTGGAATGGGGAATTCAAAAATTTGAGTTAGTTCGTAAGAATAGTTAAAGAGGGGTGATGCAGATTGGCAACACAGGAACAAAAGATAATTTTTAGAAAAATAGAGGATGTTTTGTATAGTTACAAAAAATATGTGGATAAAATCAAAGACGATTTGAAAGAGTTAGAAAATCCACAAATAACTAAGAGTTACAGTATTGGGAAATTAACAGGAAGTGGTTATGTAATGGTAAAATCAGAACTTGAGAGAATAGAGGAACTTAAGGAAAGACTTCTAAATGACATTACAAGACATGAAGAAATATTATTTAGAATCGATAATGCTTTAAAAATGGTGGAGGATCATAAAGATTATAGTTTTATAGAAATGAGATACTTTAATAAACTAACTTATGAAGAAATAGCTGATAAAATCGGGGTTGAAGTAAGAACTACTTACAGAATTAGAAATAATATACTAAGTGCTTTAGAGATACATTTTAAAACTCAAAAATTAATCTGATGTCAAAAACGTGTCAAAAAGCTGTCAAAACGACGTCATTGTCAAGTCAGTCTAGAAGTGTTATGATGATACTATCTTAAAGTATTTTTTTCTTAAAATTTCCTTAAAACCTTATTGGGATTTAAGTATTACCTCTTTTATTTTATGGTATAGTACAGTAGTTTAGAGGCTCTACACAAAAGCCTCACAACATATGTGATATTAGCTCAATACTTAGAGCACTCGCTATTTAAGCAAGAGGTTAATGGTGGAAGTCCATTATATCACGCCAACACAATATCAATACTCCCATTGCACTTAGATGTGCTCGATACGTCGACTGTGGGAGTTTTTTTAATTTCATGGAGGTAAATATGCTGATGAAGGTTTGTGGAAAGTGTGGAAAGAAAATAGAAGCTACTAAGACTTGCGAATGTAGTAAGAGTAGACATAAGGTCTACGATAGAGAGTATCGTAACAAAGAGCATGCTGAGTTTTATAATAGTAAGGCATGGAAGCAACTAACGAAGTTATGTAAGTTACAAGCAAATGGTTTGGATATGTACGAACTAGAAGTTAATGGAAAGATAGTTAAAGGGACACTATCGCATCACATAGAAGAACTAGAGGATAATAAAGATAGAGCATTAGACATCACTAATCTTATATGGGTATCAGAAAAGACTCACAATTATATACATAGTGTGTATAACAAAAGTAAAGAAGATAAAAATAAATTAAAAGCTTTACTTTTCAAAATAATTAATAAAAATTTTTAAGGGGAGGGGGAGTCAAAAAAAGTTTTTAGACTTTGGTTTGGATACCGCTCCCCCTCTATTTAATCAAGAAATTGCCAAAATGGGAGATTTAATGAGGTACATAAAATGAGCAGAAGCAGAAAAATAATAGATATAAGTACTGGAAAAATAGGGAAAGAAAAGATACAAGCTAGAAAAGAGCAAGAGAAAAAATTGAAAGCTGATAGAGATGATTTAATCGCACCATCTTGGCTTTCAGCATCGGCAAAAAAAGAATTTAAAAGGGTTGTAGAAGAATGTGAAAAAATAAACATCTTAGACAACTTAGATTTGGGAGTCTTAGCTATTTACTGTAATTCTTATGATGGATATATACAAGCTAGTGAGCAATTAAAGAAAGATGGGTTAGTTACTTACAAAGATACAGATGCAGGGCAAGTAGCTATAGCAAGTCCACTTGTAAATATACAAGAAAAATATACTAAACAAATATTGCAATGTTCTACAAAGTTAGGACTTGCAACTACAGATAGATTAAAACTTATAGTACCAACCAAAGAAGAGCCAAAAGAAAATAAATTCATAGAACTATTAAAAGCTAGAAAACAAGGATAGTTGAATGGCTGTAGATAGGACTACTGCATATGCAAAGTTGGTTGTAAGTGGGAAAAAAATATCTGGAAGAAAGGAATATCTAGCATGTAAAAGGCATTTGGATGACTTAAAAAATAAGAAACTGAACTATAAATTTGATGTAGAAGAGGCAGAATTTGCTATAAATTTTGCAAATAGTCTAACTTTAAAAGATGGTACTACACTTAAAACGAGAGGCTTTCAAGAGTTTATAATAGGAAGTTTACATGGTTGGAAGAAGAAAAAAACTAAGGAAAGGCGATTTAGAGAAGCTTATTTGCAAGTTGGAAGAAGAAATGGTAAGAGTTTTCTAAGTGGGGCAGAAAGCACACTTTTTAGCTCTATACTTGGAAACAAAGATAGAATCTTTTGTGCTGCAACAAAACAAGACCAAGCCAACATTGTATGGGATGAAATAAGGAATTTTATAGAAGCAGACAAGGATTTACTAGAGATTTATAAGATTAAAGAGCATGACAGAACTATAAAGAGCCTTGCGACTGGAACAGTTATAAAAAGCTTGGGTAGAGATACTAAATCCATGGATGGATTTGGAAACATTCTAGCGATCTGTGATGAGCTACATGCCCATCCAAACAATCAGATGTATAAATTACTACTAGATGGACAAGCAGACGTGGAAAATGCACTTACATTAGCTATAACAACAGCTGGATTTAATCTAAATGGTTTCTGTTACGAGCATTATAAATTTTGTGAAAAGATCTTAGAGGGTGTTATTGAAAAAGACACTCTTTTTATTTTTATCTGTGAAATGGATAAAGGTGATGACATCTGGGATTGGAAGAACTGGCTTAAATCAAATCCTTATTTTCTTTTTGAAGAGGACGGAATTACTCCAAATACAAAGAAAATCGAACTTTACTCACAAAAAGCTATTGATGCTAAGGAGAAGGGCGGAGAAGAATTAACTAACTTCTTAACAAAACAGCTAAATATGTGGGTTACGGCTAAAGACGGACAATATATAGATTTATCTAAATTTAAGGAATGTGAAAGTGATTTGACACTTGAAGATATGAAAGGGAAAAGTGCTTATCTAGGATTTGACCTTTCAAAAGGTGGCGATTTAACGAGTATTGCATTAGTTTTTCCTTTAGAAAATAACCAAATATACATATATAGCCACTCCTTCATGCCTGAACTTAGATTATTAGAGCACGAAAAAACCGATGATGTACCTTATCGGATATGGGTAAGAGAGGGGTTACTAACACTTACAAGCGGAGCTTTTGGAATAAAAACAGATTATAAGTACATAATATCGCACTTAAAAGAGGTTATCGATAGATACAATATTAAGATTTTAGAGTGTGGATATGATGCACACAATGCTGGAAGTTTTTTAAGCGATTTAGAATTTTTAGAGTGTGATTTAACAGAAGTTAAGCAGTCAGCTAAGAGTTTAAATGATGCAACAGTAGACTTTGCTCTATCTGTAAAGGCTACACAAGTTTTATATGATAGAAAAAATAGTCTACTCAAATGGAGTATAGCAAATGCGACAACTATTTCTAACAGTTTCGGAGAAATTAAAATAGATAAACAAGCACAGAAGAATCGTATAGATCCAGTGGATGCTATCTTAGATGCTTGGAAGATTATGCTACTTAACAAGAAAGAAACAATTAATAATGATGAAGCTGTTGGGGAATGGTTGGAACTTATGGATAAAAGGAGGTGAGAAAGTGAATATATTTAAAAGATTTTTTAATAAAACTACAGAAAAACCACAAAAAACGATGCTGAATTCTATGAGTTTTGGAGAGTTTTTTGGGGTAAATGTTAGCAACGATTTATCTGAAGTAACTTACTTTACTTGTTTAAAGGTGCTATCCGAAAGTGTTGGGAAGCTTTCTATCCACTTAAAAGATAACGAAAATAACAGAATTTTGGAACATGAAGCAGTTAAAAAGCTTAAATTTGCACCAAATCCTTTTATGACTTCGACATCTTTTCTAACATTGCTAGAAATGTGGAGAAATCATTACGGAAATGCTTATGCTTATCTAAGTTATGACAATAGAGGGCATTTGATAGGTATTTATCCACTTCAACCGCAACAAGTGAAGATATGGATAGACAATGCAAAGATTTTTAGTGGAAAAGAGGATCTGTACTATGAATACAATAAAGATGGAAAAATCTATCTATTCAAAAAAGAAGAAATCTTGCATTTAAAGGGTGGATTAAGTAAAGATGGAATAGTTGGAATGTCAGTAAGAGAGACTCTAGCAACGACTTTAAATGGTGTAAAATCGAGTCAAAAATATTTGAACAACTTATATGATAGAGGACTTACAGCTAAGGCTATCTTAAAGTACACTGGGGATTTAAGTAAGGAATTACAAAAGAAAATGCTAGAGAGAATAGAGGAGTTTATATCTAATGATAATAATCCAAGTGGCATTTTACCACTACCACCGGGCATGGAGATAGTCCCTTTAGATTTAAAATTAACAGATAGTCAATTCTTTGAATTAAAAAAATATACAGCACTACAGATTGCTGGTGCTTACGGAGTTAAGCCAAACCATCTAAACGATTACGAGAAGTCAAGTTATGCAAATTCAGAAATGCAGAACTTGACTTTTTATATTGACACTCTACTGTACATTTTATCGCTATATGAGGAAGAATTTAACTTAAAACTTTTAACAGAAGCTGAAAGAATGAAAGGGCTACACTTTGAATTTAATGTAGCAACAATACTCAAAGGCGATTTAAAAACACAAGCAGAATGTCTTACAAAGTACGTTCAGTCTGGCATTTACACTATCAATGAAGCTAGAAAACTTGCTGGATTGACTGCTATAGATGGTGGAGATGTAATTGTTATGAATGGAAGCTATGTACCATTAGAAAAACTAGGTGTTGCCTATGATAAAGGAGGTGAAAATAATGAATAAAGAATGGTTAAAAATAAAAAACAATGCAAACATCACTGAAATTTATATCAATGGTGATATAACAAGCGATACTGATGATTACGGATTCCTTGAAGCTATGGGGTTAAACGATCCAAATGTTTATCCAAAAAACATTGTAGAAGCTCTGAAAGATGCTAGAGATGTACATGTACATATAAATAGCTATGGAGGTGATGTATTCGCTGGAGTTGCTATAGCAAATATATTAAAAAATCATAAAGGAAAAACTATTGCATATATTGACGGATTAGCAGCAAGTGCTGCATCAATTATAGCTTTTGGTTGTGATGAAATAATAATCCCTTCTAATGCTTATTTAATGATACATAGAGTAAGTTGTGGAATGTTTGGGAATGCTAATGATTTTCTTAAACAAATTGAAGTGATGGAAAAAATTGAAGAAGGAATTATAAATTCTTACAGTGAAAAAGCACTAGAAGGAGTTACAAAAGAACAAATTAAGGATTTTGTGATGGCTGAAACTTGGTTTACTGGAGAAGATACAGCTAAATATTTTAATGTAACAGTAGATAAGAGTGCAAAGTATCTAAATTTCGCAAATACAAAACAAAAATTCAATAAAATTCCTAATGAAATTTTAAATAACATTAGAGAAATTGAAGCTTTAAACAAGCAAAAAGAAGTTGAAAGACTTGAAAATATGAAGAAAGAAATTGAAATTGAAATGATGATTGGAGGCTAAAACTATGAAAAAATCGGTAGAAATGAAAAAAGAATTAGAAAATTTAAAAAATGAAATTGTAGCTTTAAAAAATGATGGAAAAATTGAAGAAGCTCACGGAAAACTTGCAGGATTAAAAGAGTTAGAAAATAAAATTAAAGAAATAGAAATGGAGGAAACATTAGAAACTATGACTACTACAGACAAAAAAGAGTCAGAAGTAAAAAATAAAATGAATGTAAACAAAATATTCAACAGAGTTTTAACTGGAAAATCTGTAACTGAAGAAGAAAGAGCGTTTTTAAATGCAGCTGGTACACCAGGACAAGTAGAAGCAACTGACGGAAAAGGTGGATATTTAGTACCTGTAGAACAATTTGAAACAATTAAAGAGTTAAGAAGAAATTTAGTTGCTTTAAAAGAATATTGTAATGTATTGCCAGTTCATTCTTTTAAAGGGACAATGCCTATTGAAAAAGATGGAACAGGTGAATTAATCGCATTTGAAGAACTTAATGAAATAGGAAAATCTGATATAGATTTCTCTCAAGTTACTTATAATGTCGCAGATTATGGAGACATTATACCAGTTTCAAATACTTTACTTGAAGATGAAACTGCTAATTTAACTGCTTATATTGGGAAAAGATTTACTAAAAAGGCTACAAATACAGAAAATAAAAAGATTGTAGACTTATTGAAAACATTAACTCCAAAACCAGCAGATGATTATACAGTTATAAATACTGCATTAAATGTAGATTTAGATCCAGCAGTTTCTGCAAATGCAATAGTAATTACAAACCAAACTGGA